GTCAACGTCGTGACGAGAATTATACCTAATATGAATCTCATAGGAAGAGCAAGTAAAGTAGTCATACTTCTCAAGCTCTTCTTTGCAAACTTTTGAATATTCATCTTTTTGTTTTTTTCTAATAGCCCAATGCTTACCAGCGTAGTATTGGTTAAGGCTTGGAGGCTTCGGTAGATTTAGTTCTATATCATTTACCATAAGGCGTAAGGTCTATGGTTGCTTTGTATCCATAACGAGCAACAAGTAGTTCGTGTAATGGAGGTATCCATCCTTCAGCATTATCATCTCCTGTAGCACCATTGCCAACCACCTTGTAGTTAGAACGCTGTAGGTGTTGTAGCAGTTGTACTCTATCAAATACAAAGCCAATATCCTTGTCTCCAGTCTTCAGTATATAGAAGTAGAAGTCAGCCTTGGACTTTAGAATACCAGAGTCACAGTCTCTTGTTGTACTTCTAAACTCAATGTATAGGTTAGGTTGCTCTGGAATACCGCGCCTTGCTGCCCACATATAAGCTTTGCTGTCATACTTAACTTCAATAGTTACTGTACGACCAGCTTTGTTGGCTTTAACATCCCAATCGTAAAACAATTCTTTTGGAGCTTCTTCAACCTTGTACCCTTTATCTTTTAGATACTTCATTACAATATCTTGGCCGTAGTCTCCAGAGATACTTGCTATTACGAATGTGTTTCTTTTAGCCATTCTTCATTCTTAGTGCTACCTTCAATAGTATCAAGTAACCGATTAAATCCTGGACAGTATCTTCTGTCTCATCTGTAATACCACGCATCTTTATACGCATTAGCTTATCATCAATGCGACAACATAGGTTATCTACTGCATTACCGCTTGCAAATATATTTGCTGGGTTGAGTGCAGAATCTCCATAAGCTTCATTCTTTAAAATCAAAAGTTTTGTTACGGCTTCCGACTCCTCTACAATTAAATCTCTTGTATTCATAGTACTAATATAACTAATAATCAAGTAAATCCACGTCTACCTTATATACCTTACTGACACCATTTCCCTCAATCACTATTCTTCCAGAGGAAGGATTAAAGAATATGTAGTTTTCTGTGCAACCAGTATAATCAGATACATCAAACTTGTAGTACTTACCATTGATTGAGATGTTACCATCCTTCTCCACCACAATGTTGAGCGCATCGCTAACATTAAAACGAAGGTAAGCCCTCACGAGGTTTGCGAAGGCTACCTTCCTATCAAGAATTAGGCTGTGGATATGCGTATTGTTTTTCTCCTCTGCTATTGAGTTCATAGTATCTGTTTTTCATTTTATCGTAATACAAAGTTACACTACCTAATTTGCCTACAATCTTTGGTTTAGCTTTAACAACAGTAATCTCTACTTGGTTAGGCTCGTAGGGTATGCCATTACCATCTTCTAATCCATAGGGGCAACGCCATACATTAATAACCATCATACCTTTGCGACTCCATTGCATACCGCCAGCGATATCGTTCATCGTTGGTTTGTCTACATATGGTACACCATTCTTGTACTTAGCCTGTTGATGTTTGGTATGTACTGTTACAATTGTATGATAGTCCTTTTCTGCTGAGTGCTTACGAATCTTTGTAAGTACTTGACCAATAGCAATATCATCACGCACACCACTACTAACATCTGTCTTAATCTCAGTAAATGGGTCAATCATACAACCATCAATAGTGATGAAGTTGTCTGTCTCAATCTGCTCAACGGCAGTATAGAAACCTTCAACTGTTAGGTCTTGCAATCCGCTATCAATAATATAGAAGTGTTCATTGATAAAGCTTATAGCCTTTTCTGTCTCTTCATCTGTAGCGGTGAGATGGTCATTTATTAAGAATGGCTTACGCAAGTACACCCAAAGTAGTTCTGCAAAAACCTCTGTAGGAGAGCCAGTCTCTGGCGAGTATAATGCCCACTTCCACCCACTGTACTCAGATAGGTTCATCATAAGCTCAAACCCAAATTGGGATTTACCTTGATGCGCACCAGCATATATGTATGTAGTAGAACCTTTCTTAACGGAGTACTTGTCAAACAGAGAATCAAAACCTGTCCAAGCTCCTTTCTTAACACCCTCATTACGGAGGGTAGATAGAGAATCTCTCACATCCTCTACCTTGTAAATAATATTTCTCATTGCTCTTATTTATTTATTTACCAAATTCTTTCTCGTAATCTTCTTCTTTGTGTGCAAAGGATTTGCTTATCTCTTTGCGGTAGAACTCTTTTGCGATATGGAAGTCATACACAGATTTTCCAGTGAGTCCATTAAATGCCATCATCTTAGCAATCATCTCTGGATTACGGTTGATAGCATTAATATCTTTTGCTCTTGTAACAAATTGGAATGGCCTATCTTCTGTACCGAGATACATATTGGTGTATCCATTACCACGCTTCTTCTTCCAAGCAAGGCGTACACCGATATCAAATATAGTTTGTCCTTGTTTCAACTCTTCTGCTTTTTCTTCTTCTGACATATTACATTCTAATTAATCGTAACCTTCTCTGATACTTACGGATAAGTAGTGCTGAGTTGGTTAGTTGGTTCTGTATCTCCTCTGTCCATCCAAATCTACTTGCTTGGATAGTGAGGTTTACTTGGTCAATCATCATCATATCCAAGTACTTCTGAATCTCTCTAATATGTTTTCTCTTTCGTATCATTCCTCTTCCCTTTTTCCTGTCAGGTAAATCATTAATACGCTAACGGCAATCGTTAGTATAACTACCATCCATTTAAATTCTATCATCTCTCTTTGGTGTTAAAGGTTTCAGTTATTAAGTAATCCTTAACAACTCATTTGGTGTTAAAGGTGTCAAGCATCTTGTGCAGTTTACTTGACATAATGTTCTATTAAAAACACAAAACCCTATCGTTCTGTATCATCTTTGGTTTCTAATTTCTCAAGCGTGTCCTTCAGTATCACATTCCAAGCCCACTTATCCTTGTCAGCGTTCCAAAGTTCCTCGTACATCTCCAGTAGTATCTCTCTCATTTCTCTTTAGTGTTAAAGGTTTGCGCCCATTTTTTTATGTCTGCGCCTATAATTTTAAGGATTCACCCTTATTTTGTGCATCATATTGTACAATTTTACCCTTATTCTGTACATCAGCGTGTACAAAAGTAATAGAGGGGCCGAAGCCCCTCATCACTATTTAGAATGGCATACCATCATCAGTGTCATTCACACCTACTGCCTTTGGCTTCATCTCGCCCTGCAATTGAATGTACTTGCCACCATCACGCTTGTCCTTAATCTCAAGGTTTACCCAGCCCTTCTCGTTCTTGTTATTCTGTAGAACCTCAAAGTCTTGTGGACCCAATGCTACCTTTACGATTTGTCCGAATTTAGTGTTTACTACACTTGTCTTACCAACGAATACTTTGTCGTTTGCCATAATTGTTTTTGTTTAGTTACTTGTTAATAGTTCTCTTAGATGCTCGTATCTCTCTTCAATAGCGATAACCTTACTAGCCATCTCATTCAAGCGATTTACATTTACCTCATTAGAAGACTCATAGCCTTCTACAAACGCTTTGACTTTGTTGTACTTAATCAAGTACTTCTTATCAGCCATTCGGTTATCGTGTGAGCCGATATATACCGATACTCCTTTATGGTCAATGTTTAATAGTCTAGCTATCTCACGCACACCGTACCCATAATCGTTGAAGATGGCACAGGCAACACTCTTTGCCAACGCTACTTCTTTCTTCTTGCTATTGGACATAATCTCAGCGATAGGCACACCAGTGATGGTACTTGTACCAGAGATTATTACATTCTCAAGGTTGCTATATGACATCAATGTCCGCACTGTATGGTTTGTATTCTCCATCAATAAATAATCTTTCGTATAGGTTAATAGATTCTTCTAATTCTTTTTCTCCTCTAGCAAGGAATGCATCCCCTGCCTTGTATATACCTACCTCATAAGGGAACTCTTTCTGTACCACAAGGAAGTAGAATACATTTACATCAAAGATTTCGCTGTATAGATAGGCTTGTTGTGCGTAGTTGTAGAAAGCATTACGCTTCCATTTATGCAATGGGTCCTTGGTAGTCTTTAGGTCTACAAGGTAACTCAGCTCACCATCCCAAGCTAAGGCATCAGCCTTACCCTTTAGCTTGATGATATTACCCTTTTCAGTTTCCCATTCCAATACGCCAGGCACTTCGGGTTTCATAGACAATCCCATAATATCCTCCACTTGAGGAACCTTAGATAGTTTGTCGTACATACCCTCAACGATATGATAGTCATTCTTCGTGAGTACTATGGTGTCTGGATTCTCAGCACAGAAGTTCTTGTACTCAGCTCCTCTCCTTGCACCATTCCAATCGGTGTAGTTTACCTTGTCCTCTAAGAACCTTGCGTGCAAAGCACGTCCCACATCAAACGCTGAGGTAGATGCTTGGGACCACTTGTTCTTACGCCATAGGTCAAACTTTGTTGGTGACTCTTTCAGTAACTTGAGGGAACTATTGGACAGATATTCTCTGTCCGCATAGTACACCTCATCATCGTTAAACCTTTCTATTATATCAACCATTATCCTAATATATCTTTACGTTGCTTGGCAGTAATCTTGTACTTACCCAAAGCATTCTCTACTGCATCACGCTTACCATTAGCCACAGCACCCTTCATCTTAGCGATGATGTCATCTGTAAGGTCAAGCAATGCAGGTTTAGATGCTGGTGGTGAAGCAGCTCCTCTACCGTGGTCGTTAGTCGCATCTGGGTCTTTGGTATCATCAATCAAGAACATACCATTCAGTGCATACTTACGAGCATAAGATGAGCTTGCACCAAAACACTGTGCGATATCCATACCCTTACGATTAGGGTCAATGCCTGCTTGTGCAGTTACGACTACTTGGTCAGTACCATCTGATACTATCACCATAGATTCCACGAATGGAATACCTGCTACCTCAGATATACTATCAGAGATTTGCATAGACAGATTGTTCTTAGCTAGTAGTGGTTTCACTGCTTCTAAGATGTCTTCGGCAGAACGGTAGTTGTAGTTACCGAACTTGTTTCGTTGTCCCTTCGGTGCTTTCAACTCCGACTGGACTTTAATTAGAGACTTCGTTAAATTGCTCATATAAAAATTGAATTGATTACTACTAAATTACCACAGAATTACCTTCGTCCACGTTTTGACACGATAATTTTTCTCGTACCATCTCAAGCACATCCATCTTGCTTTTATTAGATAGCATTGTGGAAAGTAGTTCGTATGTTATTCTATCGGACAACTCATCCTTGGTTTGTTGGCTATTAGGGATGACATCATCAAATATCCTAGACCAGTTGTTAATGGCTTCAATGTATTTAATATCCCTCCAATGTAGCGCATTGTCTACAACCTTGCAACTATGTATCACTGTGGAGTGGTCCTTACTTGCTAACCTACCAGCGTGCTGTACAGTCTGTTTATATTTTCGGTGAAGAATGAATAAAAGACATTGCCTCGGTATAACTATCCTCTCGTTTCTGTTGTTCTCTAATGGGTTTACTAAGAATCTTTGCTCGTAGTTTGCTACGAGACTCTGAAATGTAACTGGGCTTAGTGGTAACTCCCGCTCTTCTTTTTTCATTCTCTTCCTCTGTTTTTAAATAATCTTTAATCTTTGTAAATGCTCTGTACTTTGCAAGTTCTATCTTGCGCCTTGATACTCTCAGCTCATCTGCCAATTCCTTGAATCCCTTGTCGCTGAAATAACATTCTTGTATCACCTTCTTTTCAAGGTATGGTAGGTTGGCATCAACAAACTCTTTAAGTGTCTGTAAAGTATTGTCATAAGTCTTATCGTGGCTAACCAATGCACGCTTGTATAGACTAACTTCATCATCACTTGCTCCATAGGTAAGTTCGGAGTCATTACGCATATCTAGGTTACGCCTATTGGCGTTTTGGTAACTGCGGTATGAGTTTAATATAGCAAAGCGGAATGCACTCATAACCATCCCAGTCTTTTCTTTCTCGTTCTCGAACTCTTGCCCTCTATCCATATACCTCATTATGTTTTTGATAGCAAGGTATGAAGCTTCTTCTACCACCTCGCTATTAGGGAATGTTAGACCATAGTACTTTGCACAGAAGTGCAGGAACCTATTGTCTCTTGGAAACCAGTTCTTAATATCTTCGTTTGTAATCTTCATTGCTGTATACTATTATTATAATATAGTAATACCCCTAAAGGGTATTACTATTAATACTATTATTAGTTATAATA